TCATTTAAACGAGCTTCGACGGTTTGGTTAATTTCAAACCATTCACGTACTGTAAATTGGCTTCTGAATTTCAAGAATTCGTTTATTGTTTCTTTCATGGTTTGTCCTCCTTTCTATTTCTAATCTCCATTTCTGCTATAATATAGTCAGAAAGGAGGTGATTTTATGAAATCCTTTAAAGAATTTCGAGAATCTTTAACAGCTGAAGATATGCAAGCTATTGCTGCTAAAGCTAATGAAGCTACTAAACAGATTGACCATACAGACGGATTGCAACTTGGGATGGTCAGTAGTTTAACTTCTGCAATAACTACTATTGAGTTACTTGAGAAGTATCATGAATGGCTTCACAGCTAAGACGCTTGAATTTTTCTAAGTCTATCTGTAAATTGATAGGCTTTTTTTGTAAACGCTCAAGAAAACTAGTGTTTCTTAAAAGTTTTTCTACTAACTCAGCGTCCGCCTTTACAAAGGTGGACTCTTTTTTCCCACTATACGGATATCGTCTTGGTCTCATTTCTTCTCTCCTTCCAAACCAAAGTCCTAAATTAGAAATTTTAAACTTCTCTCTTTTATTTATTAAGAGAAGTAGGACTTGTTGTTAATTAATATTTATTGTTAGTTAATACTTGTTGTTAGTTAATATTTATTAGTGCCTTATTTTACAACGTTGTAAAATGCAATGTTGTAAAATACAACGTTGTAAAATGCAACTTTGTATTAAGTAATTGTGGATAACTCAGACTTCTTCATAGCTATCGCTTCGTCCAGACGTTGCAACATAATTTCAAATTGAAAATCAGTTATTTTTGTATCTGAGAAGAATCTGAAAGTCTGAACTCCTCTCCCTCTGCCGAGACTTTTTTTGACAGTCCGTAAATATCCAGCTTTTTCAATCTTTTTGAAATGCCTTAAAACCATTTCGCGGCTAATATTCAACCGTCTGGCTATTTCCTCTGGATATACAAGCCAATTCTCTTTATTGCTGAGAACGACCATCAATATCCCAATTGTTGCTGGCTCAAGCTTTGGATCTCTCAGAAAATCATTTTTGACTGCAGTGTAATCATCCGTCGCATTTCTGAAAGATTAATTGAAGATTCAAGTTTTTAAAATCTTTCATAAGTTCTCCTTTCTTTTCAATCTCAAATTGAGATATTTTATTTTAAAAAAATAATTCACTCTCTGATTTGTGAAAATAATTAGAAATAATAGATATCTCATAATCATGGAATGGAGCTTTGCCATTTTCTTTTAATTCATATTGTCTGCGATTTTTCAAACCAATTAAATCTGCCATAAAAACTGTCGTAAGTTCATGCTTCTTTCTCTCTTTTCTAAGCTTTATTTTCGGCTTCAACTCTTGCTTTTTTAACTTTTGTTTTTTTGTAAGTTCCTGCACGCACTCACCCCCTTGTGTTAATAGTTGCCCTCTATTTTTGTGATATAATGAAATCAAAAACGAGGTAATTCTTATGTTTAGTTTGATTGATATTTTGAATGTTTCTGCTGCATGGATTGGTGCGATTACTGGTGTTGTTAGCTTGATTTACTCTTTGAAAGTCAATAGAGTGAAAATGAGTATTTCTAAATTCCGTAAAAAGAGAATGAACGAATACTCTTGCTATCAGTATAGTTTTGTTTTGTCTAACCAATCCAACTCGGATGTCGTAATCAAGAATATCCAACTGTTCGACAAAAACGGAAAAGAAATTTTTGACAACGGATTTAATCCAGCTACTGCTCTTCCTGAGACAAAATCAAACCCTTTTGGTTTGGTTAGTAGTACACAGACCCTTTTTAATGTAGATTGGTACTCTACACCATTTGAAGATGAAATAGAATTAAATCCATACTCATTCCATAAGTTGTCGTACTACCTAAACGAACCTCCACATACTATCAAAATTAAAACCAACAGACAAATTCATTATCTTTCTAAATCTAAATCAATCCATCCTGTCTTTAATAAAGCAAAATAGATTTATTACAGCACAAACTACATTTACGATTGTTACTATGATTAGTCCTAGTTCGTTCATCGTATTTTCCTTTCTAGTCTTTTAGAAATGATTTCTACATCTATGTCGTCCAGTTTCAACTGGTCGGCTTTTTCATTTAAACGAGCTTCGACGGTTTGGTTAATTTCAAACCATTCACGTACTGTAAATTGGCTTCTGAATTTCAAGAATTCCTTTATTTTTTCTTTCATGCTTTGTCCTCCTTATCTTAATTCATCTATGCTGATTTCCAACGCATCAGCAATTTTGCATATATTAGGCCATGAAAGGTATTTTACCTTTCCACTTTTCAAGTCGGAAAAGAAACTTCTATTAACGCCAGCCATCTTAGATAACTGATGTCCGTTCAAATTTCTTTCCTGCATTATTCTGTTTAATTGTTCCCACATCTTACACCTCTAAAAAACACTATATGTTGTTAAATAAATATATTTAATTACAATATGTTGTGCTTTTCTGCTATCTATGTTATAATCATTCTTGACTAAGACCTCTCCCGTTTTAGTCAAAATTTCAGCAGAAAGGAGAAGATAGTATGGCAAATACTCCAATAAAACCTGGAACAGATAATCAGGAACCTGGTCGCTATGTAGAGGTAGGACCTCGTGGCGGAAAAGTTACTAATGGTCATACCGCAACTATCGGAAAAGGTGATCGGCTCCCTCCGACATCTGCTAAAGGCAACGGCTGGAAAAAAGTCTAATCTTCGTTTGCGTACAATCGTTCAATGGTTGTACGCTTTTTCCATACACAAAAGCACATTCCAAAAATATTGATTTGAATCCATGCTTCGGCGTAATCTTTCCCATTGCTGGCATAATGAGTTATATAATGGTGAATCATTTCATTCCTCCCTCCTAAAGGCTAGTCATAATTTGGTCTTAGCCTTACAACATATCCTGTAGCAGTGGTTACATCATCTAGTGTTACTTCTGCTATTTTTTTCGCTCCATCCTCTGTTTCAACAATTAGCCGTGTATAGAAGCGACTATCTAAAATGTTCATCAGATTTGGTTTGAAACTATACGGATATCGTCTTGGTCTCATCTCCTCACCCCCTTTCAAATGTGGTATAATCAAAATAAAAATGATTGGAGAAATCTTATGATCTTTAAAGCAAAAATAAACGCTTCTATTTCTAGACCTGTAACCGTTGACGATATCTGCCCAAATTGTAAAAAAACCAACCAATCCAGACCTTGTGAACTCTTCTTATTTTTCTCTTGAAGAAGATAAAACAAGCTTAGTATTAACATTTAGATGCTTAGGATGTAAGCATTTCTGGACAGAGGAGTTTACAGCAACAAGATATTTCAGCATTAACAACACCGATGAATACAGAATCGAGCATATCAAAGTAATTCCTAATCTTCCAAGCGATATACCTATATCTGACGATGTAGAGATTGTTTCTCCAATTGGTAAGCAAATCTATGTCCAAGCATTGAAAGCCGAACACGAGCAACTAGACCACATCGCAGGTATCGGATATCGAAAGGCACTTGAGTTCTTTGTTAAAGATTTCTCTATTGTTACAAATCCTGATGATGAAGAAAAAATCACTAAAATGTCATTAAAACAAGTTATTGAAAAATATATCAAGGATGAAGACCTTAAAACATTTGCGCTTGCATCTGCTTATATCGGTAATGACGAAGGTCATTACTATAGAAAAAATCCTGATAAAGGTTTTATAGATCTAAAGAACTACCTGCACGGAGTTATCCACTACATAGAAATGAAACTCAATTTTCTTGATGCTCAAGAACTTGTGAATCGTTCAAAGAAATCTTAGAATCTAGTTCATCCACTTTCTCAGCAATATATGTCACGGTCCTCAATATCTCGTTGAGGGCTGTTCTTTCTAGTTCATTCATTTCCCTACTCCTTATCTTTTTTATCACATCGGTACTTCACTATCTGACGAATAGTAAAAGACACAATCACAAATCCTGCTAGGATTATCAATCCAATTTCTTCACTCATTGCTTTTCACGGCAAATGATGGTACACTATCAAGTAGAGGTTGGGGCTTTTGCCCCTTTCTCTACTTTTTCTTAAACTCTTTGTCTTTGAGCTTGTAAGCTAAGTACTGCTTATGCCAAAGACGAGCTTCGTTGATTAAGCCTAGTATCAAGATGACGGTTGTGGTGTCCTTGTTTGCTAGGCTTTTTATGATGTGTTCCATCATTTGCCTTACCTCCTTTTTTATTTTGCTCTTAGAGCAATAGCTAGGAGAGGAATCGCACCTCTCTACGCTACCCTAGCTTGTTTAGCTTCTTCAACCTTTTCAAGAACTAAGATTGTAAGAGCCATTTCTTGAAAGTCTTTATCATCGAATCCGATAACGTCGCCGTAAACTCTGATTGTTGTTAATAGTGTGTTATACAATTCGTACATATCATCTGATGATAGTTTTTCACGATCTAAGATTTCTCCTAGTTTGAGTGAGCGTTCTCTGCGGTTATTAACTTGTAAGATTTCTTTCGCTAGTGCGATTTGTTCTTGTGTTGTAAGTCCTTTATTCATTTTGTTCTCCTCCGGTTAGTTTTGTTATTTCCTTAAGCTTGATTTAATTATATCTCATCTTGAGATATTTGTCAATAATTTTTTATCGCTTTTTGAGATTTTTTTATTTATTTTTTTGTCACGTTAGTATATAATAAGAAATGAAAGGAGTTGTTTAATATGAATATACTAGGTAGCTCAATTAAAGAAGTAAGAAAATCCAAGAAATTAACTCAAAAAAAACTTGCCGAGCTGACAGGTTTTAAGCAAAATACAATTTCTAACCATGAAAACGGAAATAGACAGTTAGATGAAAAGGATATTCGAATATACGCTCAGGCTTTAGAAGTTTCTCCTCAATATCTATTTGACCTAGCCAAACCTTCATCTATTGAAATTACTCCTACCGCTTCCCCGATCCAATCCATCTACGACCAACTAGCACCGCCTAGACAGGGCAAAGTCCTGACCTATGCCGAGAGGCAACTGGAAGAGCAAAACGAAGAAGAAACGAAGATAAACGAAGTATCGGAAGTTATCAGCTTGTATCAAGTTGAGGTAGTATCTGAGACGGCAGCAGCTTGCGGATTTAACTATGGATTTGGTTACGACGATACAGACAGAGAGACTATAGAGGTTGACGAGCAACCACCACGCCACGATATTGCTACTAAAGTCAGCGGAGACTCTATGCAGCCTGACTACCAAGACGGAGATATCCTCTATTTGGCAGACAAGGGACTGACTACCTACAACGGAGATTTGGCAGTTATCGCATACGGAGACCGCTCTTACTTCAAGAAGATATATACCGAAAACGGACGCTTACGCCTAGTATCGCTCAATGACAAGTATGAAGACATCATCCTAGACTTCCCACCAGCCGAAGATACACACATCAAGATTTTTGCAGTTGTCGGGGTGTATAGAGGGGAATAAAACAATTATTTTTTAAAAATATTAAAAAAACAGTTGACTTTTTAAAAAAAATCATTTAGAATGAATTCATTAGAGAAAAAGCGTCGGGATCTCTACGGGGACCGATACGGGAAAACTCCTTCATTCTAAATTAGAATGGGGGAGTTTTTTTGAAGCCATTTAAAACAATCGAGGAACAAATCGCAACACTAAAAATCAGAGGGTTATCCATTACAGATGAATCTAAAGCAGCTAAGTACCTGCTAAGTAACAATTACTACAATATTATCAATGGATACAGTAAGTTTTTTCAACACCCTGGTACTGACACTTATATTGACGGCGTCACATTTGACGAAGTTTCAAGTCTCTATACATTTGACAAAGATGTAAAACGAGCCATTTTGCAAGCTATTCTTGAAGCTGAACACCATATCAAGTCAATCACTGCTCACAGATTCGCCGAAGCCTACCCCAGTCAAAAATACGCTTATTTAAACACCAATTCTTATGCAGATAATAAAATATTAGACGTGGGATTTATTGTATCAAAACTATCCAAAATCATAAACACAAACAAGCGATACAGAGGAAATTCCATTCACCACTACGCACATACTCATTCAGATGTCCCAATCTGGGTACTAACTGATTATCTAGAGTTTGGAGATTTACGCACAATTATTGAAAACCTGCCGAATTCACTCCAAAATGAAATCGCACGGGATTTAGTAAGTTTTATAAGCACAAACGTACCTGACTTTAACGATGTTTTCCCACCAGAAACCTTGATATCTTTTCTAAAAAATATTAACGAGGTACGAAACAAATGCGCTCACAATAACCGCTTATTAAACTTCAGATGCCGTTCTAATAGTACGTTTTGGGAAACGATTCATAACGAAGAGAGCTTGATGGGAGATGACAGTAGAAAAACTGTATATTCAACAATTATTAGCCTTCAATGCTTTATTAGTAAAGCAGAATTCAACATTTTATGGAATACTCTTAGAAAGAAAGTTATCAAACTAGAGAAAAAGCTGCCTTCTATAGACATCAATGTAATCAACCAGTCTTTAGGTTTTCCTAATGATTGGCACCGTAATGAACCAAGAGTATAAATTAAAACCAACTGTTTCCAAAATGGAAATAGTTGCTTGACAGAAACTAAAAAAGAAATACACTAAGAATGTAAAAAAGCCTTGTTCGTCAAGGATAAACTTATCTGGTGTACTTCTAAGAGGTACACCTTATTTTATTATCTGACGAGATAGCAACTGTTTCCATTTTAGAAATAGTTTCGTAAAACGGAAATAAAAAATGTGCAATAACTGATCCACATTAAAAGCTGAGAGAGGTTTCATTATGAATGAAGAACGCAAAGTTTTAGGTATTTTGGCTATTATTTTTGGAGCGATTGCTCTATTTGGGTCTTGGATGCCTATTATTAACAATCTATCTTTTGTTATTGCTATCTTAGCGCTGATATTGGGCTTGATAGGTCTAGCTATTAACAGAAAAAGACCAAAAATGTTGGCTATCATTGGTACAGTTTTAGCAGTTGTGTCAATGGTTATTGTTATCGCTACGCAATTGATGTATGCCCGTGCTTTGAATAACGCTGCTAAAAACGTTGAAGAAACTGTCAGCTCAGTAAGTTCTTCTATCGAATCATCACAAAAAGAAGAGGATGCTAAATTTAACTGGACAAAAGAACAGTTTGATGCGCTTCAAGTTGGCGATATTATCAACTATGGAGCTGGTGGAACTAACTACGATGACGTTGCTAGCGTTCACGGAGAACCTAACAATGTAACAACTAGTTCAGTAAATGACCACGACAGTAAGACAGTATCATATACTTCTACTGGTAGTAAATACAAGAGTGTTATTCTTTCGTTTTCAAAACAAGACGACGGTTCTTTCTTGTTGACTTCTAAAGTCAGCTCAGGTCTAGAATAAAAAAGACAACAAAAAATCCCCACACTCGCAAAGTTTGGCGACTCTGAGTGTGAGGATTTAACTTTCCATCAAGCAAGCAATGGAAAGGATGATAAAAAAATACAACTATAGTTTATCATAAGTTCTACACCTTTTCAACTATGCGGGCAAGCAATCGAAAAGAAAGGACTTTTTATGATAAAAAAATATATTACCAAAAAAGGAGAAACTAGATATCTCTTTCAAACATATCTGGGCATAGACCCCGCCACTGGAAAAGAAAAACGCACAACACGCCGTGGTTTTAAAACCATTAAAGAAGCTAAAGCTGCCGAACGTGACCTTCTCTTAGACGTTGAAGAAAATGGTTTTTCAAACAATGAAGATTTCCAGAACCCTACTTTTGCTGAAGTCGCTGAGTTATGGCTTGATAGCTATAAGAGCACTGTAAAACCAACAACTTATCAGAATACTAAGAAGAAACTTGATGTTATGATTGACTCATATTTTACAGATATGAAGATTCAGCAGATCAGTGTAGCTTATTGCCAGAAGGTTGCTATCAAATTAAGTAATCGCTATATCCTCTATGCCAATTACTACTCTGTCATCAGCCGTATTTTCAAGTATGCCACTTCTATTGACATTATTAAGTCAAATCCCTTAGACAAGATTATCAAGCCTAAAAATAGGCCCTTAAAGGCCAAAGAGAACCACTATACAAAACAGGAGCTAACGGAATTTCTTAAAGTTTGCAAAGAAGATTGTAAACAAGTAGAGTATGCCTTTTATCACTTACTAGCTTTTACAGGTTTGAGATGTGGTGAGGCGCTTGGGCTCATGTGGTCAGATGTTGACTTTGAAAATAAACGATTAAGCATTTCTCGGACAGCTGTCGTTGTTAATAAAAAACAAACTGTTCAGGACCCTAAAACAAAAATGAGTAAGAGGGTTATCACTTTAGATGATGAAACTCTGAATATTTTGAAACTCTGGAAGCGTCAGCAAATAAAAGAATATTTTCAGGCTAGTGTTCCTTATAAGCATGATTCGAATTATCTCTTCACGAATAGTTTCGGAGGATGGATTTCTCCCTCAGCTGTGAAAGAGAGACTTAGAAGATTCTTTTGTGAACACAATGATATCAAAAAAATTACGCCTCACGGCTTTAGACATACACACGCTTCTCTCCTCTTTGAAGCTGGTGTTACAGCCAAAATCATTTCGGACAGATTAGGTCATAACAATGTCCAAACCACTCTTGATATGTATACCCACATCAATGACAATCAACGTGTTGAAATCGTGGATCAGCTCATGACTTTTATCCGTTCAAGCTAA